GTTGCAGACGGAACATCTCCCTCGGCAGGAGTTGTGTTACTTGTGAAAAGTTTTAACACAAGATTTCGCGGTGATGTATCTTCTAAATCTGCGACAAAGTTATTCTGAGCGATCAGATAACGTAGCGACTCAATTTCACCAATATTAGGAACGAGTAATGCCATTGAAAAACTACCTCTAGGGGTCTAGTTGAACTAAGAACTAATGTTATTTATAATTTTAATTTTAGAGAGATTAATACCCTTCTAATATTATTCACGCTGATTACGTCAAATCGGAGGATATCTCCCGCTGTAATCGTGGTTGTCCAATTATTTAGGACATCATCAAAGTATTTATTAGTATTGACTAATTGAACTCTGTTACCGCTGGTAATACTATTAAAATTAGGAAAATCAGCGAATGTTGTTTTTGATATATCAAATACGATATCACCAGTCTGATCAGATAAAACTCTGATATTTTCTATCACACCAGTAACATCTATAGTTAGTGAACCCTTGTCACCAACTTGCATTGGTAGACTGCCACTATCAATTACATAGTTTACAGTCCTTGTTAAGTCTGCAGCTGCAGCAAGAGCAATAATTACTATGTCATCATTTGTTGCAGGGGGAGTTGCAAACACAATCTTATCACCAGAAATATTATAATCATTTGCTGGATCTAAGAAAAGACCATTTTTAGTAACAATAAGTTGTTGGTTATTGTTTGGATTATACGGAGCTCCCTGATCCGTAAGAGAAAATGTTGTCTCAGTTCCATCTTGAACAGGGGTTTTGCCAACGATAATATTACCGTATTGTATAGACTTAGAGGGAATCTCATAGTCTACACCGACATTATACTTGCCTGGTTCGTTTAGCGTTACTAGATAATTTGCCATTACGTTACGCCTGGAATTACGAGAACATTTCCTTGTATGGGTCTAGTCTTATACGCATTAGGTGACGTAAGAACTAGATCATACACATATCTCCCACCCTCTATAGTAGAGGTCGTTGTACTAGCCAATGCTACTTTTATTTTACCATCCACTCTACTTGGGAATGTTACAATAAAAGAATTGTACTTTGTGGCAGCAGGGTGTTTCCTTATTTTAGCTTCTCCAGTGTATCCTGTCAAATTTAAGGCACTAGAGTCTTCATTTCTGACAGTGAAGGTTGCCTCAAAATCTACACCTTGATCTAAAACTAAGTTGATGCTTCTTGCTGTCATCTGTCAAAACGTAGGATTGTAGTTATTTATCTAATTTACTTAAAATTAGCTTCATCATACCCTTGAGTTCATCAACATCATTCTTTAATTTATCCATCTCATTGGTTTCTTCTATCTTTTGTTTCTTTAATTTTAAGTAACTATCATACTCAGAATTAGAACAATTCAATATTGCTCCTGATTCTTCATCTCTATAAAGAGATCCACTGTCTTTTACTTTTATTTTCATTAGATAGATGCGATTGCTCTTAAGTCACGAATCTTAGGAACATAAGCAAAGTTTGTACCTGACATTACAATCTTGATCTGGAATCCATTGAACTGAGGAAGATTCTTCACATTGAACTCATATTCTTTGTAATCCTCTGCCGTTGTTGACGATAGAACTCTTCTATCTGGTTTTCCGTTGTTCTTTGATGGATCTATAACTCTACCCAAATTATCTAGATTTTCAAAGCCTGGGAACAATTCAAATAACTGATATTGTGGTGGAGCATCAATTCTGAAAACTCTATACAATACTCTAATATCATTTGTAGAATGCCTATAGGCATCAAACATAACTTTTAAACCATCTGCAGCCTTCTCAAGATTGATCACCTTAGAAAGATATATCGCCGCACTTGGGTCACTATCTAAAGAGTTGACTCTACTATCTGTGGCATAATTTGTAACTTTAGAGTTAAGTCTATCCATAATAGTAATCATATTGACTCTATCCAAGTCAATCATAGGACTAACTTTTGTATCTTGAGTAGTCAAGAATGTCTGTAATGTAAATGACTTCCTGCCTGGGAAATCAATTAACTTATCTAATTCATTCTGTTTAGAAGCAATTAATCTTGGTGTAGTTAGTTCGTTATTACTATTGAGTGATACTGGTTCAAATCCTTGATCCACAAATGCACCTAAATTTCCATCTGGACTATTGCTGCTGAATGTTCTCATTCTTCCAACAATATCAGTTCCATCAGGGAGAAGTGTAGAAATATTAGGTCTGACAACATTAAATGCAATATTCTGTGTTGCCATTGGGCCATATGGTGTGTTGACCTGTACATACTGTTGATCATAACTACCACCAGACTTAGTTTCTTTAAAATATAACTCTGGTAAACCAGCAGCACCACCAACTCCTCTGTCTATTCCACGACTTGAAATACCTACCTTCAACCAGTAATGGTCAACATCAATAGGATACTTAGCAAGATCTGTGTCGGAGAACTTGTGAGATGTGTTGATTCTTCTTAGAGAAACACCATTCATCTCATATTTAAAGATCTTATCGTTAATATTGTAATCACCAGCCTTAGATTCATCAATAGATCTTGTTATGTTATTAAGTGAGGAACTAGATGTGGTTACACCAGTGTATCTTATAATTTCCTGTCCAATCTTAGCAAAGCCTGGATTGGAAGTATTTACTTCTACATTTTCAAATGATGTAAATACACCAACATTAGTAACAGTTATGTTATCTGTACTAGAAGAATCGATAGTAGCTGTTATTTTCTCAGGTCTAATATCAGGTTCAACTCCAGATAGAACAACTTGATCTAAGTTAGAGTACATACCATGATTAGAGTGTCTTACACGGAAATGTAATCCATCAGCAACATTTTGTAGATACTTAACTGATCCTCCAGTTACAGTATTAGTGCCACCAGCACCAACATATACAATCGCTGAAGATGTATCTACTTTAGGAACACCTTGAATATTATCGAGGACTAAAGTATTGAAAGCACTTATCACACCAACGTTATTTGGAATTGATAGTCTTAAATCTTTACCAAATCCACCAGTGTCAGTAGATGACACGGTAAGAATATCACCAGAGGCATATCCAGTTCCACCGATTGCGACTGTCGCTGCGGTAGCAACTTGGTTTGATACGGTTAGGTTTACGGTGGCACCTGTACCTCTACCAAATTCTGATATTAGAGGTACATTAGAATAAACAACGGAAGTTGAAGCAAATCCAGTACCAGCATTAGTAATTGTTAGATCACTTCCAATACCAATCGCACCTAAAACTTTATTTAAGTTTGCACTAAAGTTTGGATTGTTTTGTTGGAATATTGTTACACCTTCTGCCAATCCAGTTTGTTCTGATGTACTTAAACTCTTAGCCAATCCTACAACAGCATTATAAGATATCATGTCTATTGGGTTAGGAGCAAGAGAAACAATTTGTCTATTTCCAACATCAAGGTCTGGGTTGTAGAAGTTGACTCTACCAGAAGTTGCAGTAAATTCTGCTCTGTATAGATTGAATTTCAAGTCTTCCAACTGACTAGGATCCCATGTAGCACCGTTCTGTGATTTGAATAGTGAACCAAGTAATGGCTGTTGAGACACTATGACTTTTTCAGAGTCTGCTGAATTTACAGTTGTAATATCTTCTTCACCCATCCTAGAGATGTAAACAAAGTATTCATTAGATGCAGAAAGAAGAACAAGAGCAAACTCTCCTCCACCCTCACAATAAACAGGTGATGGGAATGTAAATGTTGTTGCCTTAGATCCATCCTCAGATAATACAACCTCACTTGGATCAAGAATACACTCACCAAACGGTAGTATCTCTTGTGTAGGTAAACCAGTTTGTAGTGTTCTTACTTGAAGTGTAACAGGTAATTCGTTTGTATCTTTTGCTTGGAAATAAACATCACACTTAGTCAGATATACACCATTGATATCAGGAACTTCAAATGATTGTGCAAGAGGGTCAACCCATCTTGTCTGACGAGTTGTTCTTTGAGTGAAAGCAACCTGAGAAACTTCTCTTGTATCTGTTTCCGTTACAGTTCTAGAGTCAGATTGAGGAATCCTTTGAACATCAGCATTTCTTGTTCTGAGAGTTGATGCCTCTACAGTTTGTAGAGTTCCAGCAGCAGTGTAGTTTGCTGAACCTTCACTATCTGTAAATCCAGAAATAGTTTCATTAGTAGAACTAGATGATAATGTAAATGTTTTTGTACCAGTATTGAATGTAGGTGCAGAAGGCACTGTTGGATCTGGTAGGAATAAAGAACCAATAAGAACTCCCGCCTTATCTGTGATAAGTCTAATATTGGATACTGTTGCAATCGCACCACTAGACTGACCAATTAGTTTCATTCCAGTAGTAATATATCCGTAGAATCCAGATGCAGCTTGAAGTTCTAAAGAAGCAGTATCAACGTTTAAAACTGTAGTGGTTGATGAATATGTTGGTGCAATAGATGCTGATGGTTCGTATGGGTTTTGTTTGTATGTTTGTGTTGGTGCATTATATGGGCCATACTTATGATCTTGATTTGCAAGTCTGAATCTGATAGCATCATTATTTGAATTAGGACGACTTCCTTCTACAATTTCACCAGCACCAAATGTACCAGATACCAT